CTAATCTATCTACAACTTGAGCACCGCAATTGTTTCTTTCAATTAGAGCTAAAGGTGACCCCCAGTTTCTTAAAATTTTGTATAGTCTATTAGTAAACTCTAACGGAGGTATTTTATTGTTTCTATATACTGCTACTTGTTTTATTTCTTTTATATCTGTTATATCTAATATTTGAATAACAGAAGAATCAACACCCACACCTTCTGATATATCTACCCCCGCGACATAAAGTTTAGATTCATCCGGCTCTTCCCACAGCTTGTAGTGACCCTCATCTAGAATAATTTTAGGGTCAGATACCTTCGACATCATTTCTTCAAATAATTCATCATCTAATGTTGATTCACCAGAATGTATAAACTCGCATTCAAATTCCTGTAACCATGCATCAGCTGAGCCAATAGCTGTTTTAGTAGCTTGAGCCCAAGCTTCATCGCGCCCTGGTATCTCGCTCCATTTTATCTTATCATGTGCCCATCCATTCTCACCTTCTATAGCTCCGTGATATAATTTATAAAACAAATTATCAGTACCATTAGCTGTGGAGCATACAAATACTTTAGATTTTTTAGAAGAAGTAATAATTGGGAAGACTGACTTCCAAAACTCTTCTACTAAATGTGGCTCAATGAAAGCCATCTCATCAATAACCAAGCAGTTAACAGATTGACCTCGAGCAGCAGTACCGGTGGTAGTTGTAATACCTATACGACTACCATTCTCTAACGTCATAGAAGTTTTAGCATACTCCTTCACCGGTGGTTTTAACCAGTTAGGTAACTCTTCATAAGCCATCCTCACTCTTTGAAAGATTTCAATAGCAGTTGCCTCTTTGTTTGCCACTAATAGGATGCGCTGATCATTATTAAAACATGCTTGCCATAAAATGTATATGGTCATCATTGTCGATTTACCAATCTGTCTAGAAGCCAACAAACAAAAGAATCGATTATCTCTCATCTTTCTTAATGCTCTTTTTTGAGGTTTATACAACTGTATATTTTCTTTACCTCTATCTAAGTTAACAATATGAAAGAAGTTCTCAGCAAAATATAGTATATTACTACTAGCTTTTTTAAGATCTTTTACTTGCTGCTTAGTGTATTCACCTTTCCAGTTAACGTTGGGTAAGTTTTTATTACCCATATAAAACATATTATCCTGTCTAGCCACAGAAATATTTAATGCATAGCATAAATAATTACATGTCAAAAAGTAAAGACTGGATATCATTAGGTGAAGCATATAAAGATGTTTTCAGAAAAGTAGTTGTTAACGAAGATGTGCCTGCAGGTACAGTTGGAGATGCTCCACTTGAAACAGGAGGTCCACAAGAAAGAGGTGGCTTTAGAGAACCTCTTGTTGATATTACAAAAATGTCAGAAAAGGACAAGAAAGACAACATCTATAATATTAAAGGTTACACGTATGGTGATGGTAATGATCCAAGTAACTGCGATGGTCCAGATCCAACAGGGCCTGAATACGACCAGGTACCTTATTCAGGTATAGTAGGTCCTGAAGAAGACGAAGAAGGAATAGATCCAAGAGCTGATCTTAATGATGATGGAGAGCTTTCTGAATATGAGAAGAAAAGAGGAAAAGCTATACAAAAATCTATGGCTAAAGGTAAGAAAGGCGGTAAGGAAGAGGAAGAGTGTGAAGAAGATGAAGAATTTTTGGAAGAACACGAGAAAATTGCACGCGCTGGCCTAAATAATTTTATGAGCAAATCCGTATTTGATAAACTTTATAATAAGGTAATGGTAAGTGAAAGCTTTGGTGAAGATGCTGAAGACGTAACTGAACTTGAAGCTTTAGGAATTGAGACAGAAACTGATGTTGAAGTTGATGATGTTCCAGAAGAGATTACAGTTTCCATTCCTGGAGCACTAGCACAAGAACTTTGTGACATCTTACAAACAGCCATCGCACAACAAGAAACAGAAGTTGACATTGATGTTGATGTTGAAGAAGTAACCGACACAGAGTTTGAAGAGGATGCTGAAACAGCTAGACAGAAGACTTATGGTGGTAATAAAGGAGATCACCCTCGTAGGTTCAATAAAAAGACTGGTCGTAAGAGTGAAGTAAAAGATTACGAAGAGGATGAGGAAGCAGTAATGAAAGATGGCGGAGGTTACGGTTTAGATGCTGGTTCTACTCTCAAGCATGAAGTTAACTACGGTAGAGGAGGCCAAAATAAAGTTGGTAACTTAAAGCCAACTGGTGCTGCTAAGATGAAAGACGGTGGAGGCTACGGCTTAGATGCTGGTTCTACTCTTAACCATACTGTTAATGATGGTAAAGGCGGTAAAAACAAAGTAGGTAAGTTACCAGTAGGTAGAAACGCTTTCGAAGGTTAATCGCTCAAAAATTAAACAATAATAAAAAAGCCCGTTGAGTACCCCTCTTCGGGCTTTTTTAATAAATATAATTGTGAGGTTCTACAATAACACGCTTAATCAAAAATTCTGGTCTGAGGATAATAAGTTTGATCCTGACATAAGACAAAAGCTCTTAGCTATAACTGATGATTTTGTTGAAAACCTAGACTTACAGGGTGTAGAAATACATGACATAACTCTAACAGGAAGTAATAGCAACTATAATTATAATGAGCATTCAGATTTAGACGTACATGTATTAATCGATTTTAAGGACATTAATGAAGATGAAGATTTAGTCAAAAGGTCTTTAGATGGACCTAGGTTTGTATGGAATCTTAGACATAATGTAAACCTTAGAGGGCATGATGTTGAAATGTATATGCAGGATAAAGATGAGCCACACGTTGCATCAGGTCTTTACTCATTAAAAGATGATAAATGGATTACTGAACCATCTTTTGATCCTCCATCAATAGATATTAATGATGTATTTAAAAAAGCTAAAGCTATTGAGACAGAAATAGAAATTCTAAAAGAAGAGCTATCAAAAGCTGATGACGATGAAGCTAAAAAATTACATGAATGTGGTAAAGAGTTAAAGGATAAAATATCTAAGATGCGAAAGCGTGGATTAGCTCGCGAAGGAGAGTTTAGTATCGAAAATTTAGCATTCAAAGTATTGCGTAATACTGAAGCTATTGGTGATCTTATAGATTTAATATCATCATCATATGATAAAATTTATACAGAGAGATTTAAAACCTTCTTTGAATACTTTCAAGGTGATCCTATTATGAATCCTCATATGAGGAATGGAAAAAATGTTAACAGAGTCGGATTATCTAAAAAGCATTTAAATACTCTACCAAAACAGTATCAACATAAGTGTCCACATGTATCGAATCTTGTAAATGGATCTGCTCATCAGATCAAATTAATGGGTAGACCTCTACTAGATACTCTTGCAGCTTATGCTGTTGATTACAAGCCAGGTGTAACAAACAGCCTAGGCAACTCTGGTGTAGAAGTACAAATGTTTGAAGATAACGAAGGAAACCAATGTGGAATGTTAAAGAAGAAGTAAAATGCCATCAACACCTCCATGCAATCAAAATAGATTAAACTGCCTCCCTGAGGAAGTTTTAGCAGCAACTGCTATACCTTCTTGCGGCCAGCTTGTTAGTCCATATAACTTACAAGCAGAGCAGTTAGTGTTTGATCAGGCATTTAACGATTTAATTAACAACTTTGGTATACCGGTAGATTACTATATTAATACCTTTAATCTTTCTGCTGCAGATTTACTCTATGGTGAGGATTTTGGCAACGAAACTAATAGAAGACAATTTCAAGGTCCGTTATCAGGTATGCAAATGTACGTTGAGCTATCAGATGATGCTATTAATCTATCTAAGTTTGGTTTTGATCCAGATGACGAGTTTACAGCCTTTGTACATATAAGTTCTTTTCAATCTACAGCATCAGCATATTTTGATTATACAGCTGTAGCACAAGCAATTGAACCTAAGGCTGGAGATGTAATCGATTTAAAAGTGTTAGGTTGCGATAGACCGAATCAAAGAGGGTCAGTTATGTTTCAAGTAACTGAAAGAATGGATCAAGACTTAGCTGTCTTAAATCCAGCGCTTGGCCATTATGTATATAGACTACGTGGTAAGAGATTTAATTACTCGTTTGAGTCTGGTTTATCAAGTGAACCTGTTAATGAACAGATATATGATAGCACGAAGAGCGGTATACTATCTACAACCTTCTTTAGTCAATCTGCATCGGAAGGTAAAACATATCCTAATCAACATGACCCTTACGATATAAACGACGTGTCGAAGACTCAAGTAATGGATATGGATGTCAATGATACAGACATCTATGGCTCGTATTATTAACCAATAGCTTTAATAATAGCTTGCACGTCGTGTAACTCATCCACACTATCATATGGGCATTGATGAATGACACCTTGGAAGTCATAATCGTAAAGATAAGAATCAACTGTACCTTCGTCACGTGCTACCTTAGGTACAATGTTAGTATGCATTTCATATCCAAATACTTTAGGCTGTGTATTAACCCACACAACAACAGATGGTAATTGAAGCGGTACAGCAGCATGCTGTAGAGATGAATCAATAAACAATCTCTTCTCAGCGTGAGCAATCATAGCAAAGAGAGGCTTTTTACCAATTGTTTTATCAAAACGATGACAGTTATTCAACCTCGGATGAAATTCATAACATATATGTACAATGTTATATTTCTCAGCTAAACCATCAACTACTTCCTGTGCTTGTGAAGGGTGCATATCTCTTGTCCATGAGTAAGGGTGTTGCTGATGATCTGGACCAGGTCCGCCAAATGGTTGAAATGCTAATAAAGGTCTGTTATCACCAGCAAACTGACTCATATAAGCCCGGGCTTCTTCTATCTCTCTAAAATTAAAATTGAGAACGGGCTTTTCACCACTATACTTTGTACCAATCATATCACACCACGTCTTAATTAAGTGTGACTTTTTCGTAATATGACTAGTTTGTTTATATGGATCTTGAGCAAATACTTTAACATCTTTACCCTTGATAACGTCTTGGTAAAAATAAGGCGTGTTACCAATTCTATAGAATCTAGCAATGTCCTTATTCTTAACCCATACCTCAGGCCAAGCAGAAACAACAATAATCTTTCGTTTAGGATTAGACTTCTTATAAGCTGCTGTTACAGCTGTTGCAGCGACATTTTTACCAATGCCTCCTTCGATGTGAAATACAGTAGTAGCCATACATCATATATAATATGCTACCACAAAAGATCAATACTATTATGGGCCAGTTGAGATCTTTAAGTCGGCCCCGCTACGCCAGACCACCCCTGCAACCTTTGGATCTGATGTTGGTAGACCACATCCACAATTATCAGCACTCAGAAAGAGTCTATTGGTATGAAGCATGTGACCAGAAACTGCTACAATATCAGAACCGAGAATGGATGAATGGCAAAAACATGCTCGGCTTGCTCCGGAACCACCACCAGGGCGGGAAGAGCATGCTGTTCCGCAGCCGCCAATAGTATTACCTGTACCAGCACCGATGAAACTAAAGCCAGTACATATGCAACTGGCGTTTCCTCCAGCTATTGATGAACAACATCCGCAGGTAGATATTTGATTTGCATTTCCACCACCTATAACGCTATTTGCTCCACAAATAAAGTGATTACTACCACCGCCTATTGTACTTTGAGAACCCGCTTTTAAGATAGCATTGCAAAAACCACCAACAATTGCAGCTTGAGTTGTCGTTGTGCAGTTAGAATTACCACCACCTAAAAATGAGCAATTGCCTGCAGCAGATAATTGATTTCCGCCCACTACTGTTGAGGAACAGTTGCGCGCAGTATTCTGCTTTCCACCTACAATTGATCCAAAAGGTCCAAAAACTTTATTACCACATCCACCTACAATCACACTAGATGATCCACATGCACAGTTACATGCACCACCGCCCACAAATGCGCTTGTAGCAGCTACGTTCGAATAACCACCAACTATTACTCCGTTTTTGGCATCACCCGAAGTAGTGTTTTTACTACCACCAACAATTACTGTTTGCTTACCACATGCGACTTTATTATTGTGACCACCGCCGATAAAGTTACCAGCACCGCCGGCAGAGTATGTATCGTTTTTACAACCACCAACAACTACATCAAAACAAGAATGAGCAGATAAAGAATAACCACCGCCAATAAATCCACAAGCACCGCAACTGACTTGGTTTTGAGCTCCACCAGCTATTGTTCCAAATGCTGCACTGTCTATACAATTGTTTTGTCCGCCTCCAATAGTTGAATAACAAACACAGGCAATATTACCTTTACCACCCCCAATGGTCGCACCGGGCTCAGTCGTGCAGTTACTACTACCTCCGGCTATAGTGGTTTCACAAGCAGTAGACCTATTACTTTTACCCCCACCCACAGTAGAATGACAACATCCGCATGCGATGTTTGATTGACCTCCTCCTACTGTCCCGTAGTGAGATACGCTGTTGCAAATTCCTCCTCCAATAGTTCCAAAACAATCTTGTGAATCATTATTACATCCACCGCCGATGGATCCAAATTTTCCACATGAGCTATTGCAAACACCACCAGCAATAGTTGCAAACTCACCCTGCGCGCTGTTACTAAAGCCACCACCAACAAATGTTCCTTTACAACCTGCGCAGTTATTATGACCTCCAACAACTGCAGTACCCGCTTGTGCTGCAGCATTACCGCAACCACCACCAACAAATGAACTTAAGCCCGAAGCTGTATTTGTCATTCCGCCTACAACTGCCGATCCGCAATTACCTGCTGCTGAGTTACCGCAACCACTACCGACAAACGAACTAAGACCAGATGCAGTATTAGAACCTCCAGCTACTACACCAGCGGCATCGCCCGCTGCAGTTGCTTGATTACATCTACCACCAACGACCGAACAATCTCCAGCAGCGGTATTTTTAAATCCACCAACAACTGAACTATGACATCCTGAAGCAGTATTGCAACACCCACCAGCAATATTACTAGCTCGAGCTGAAGCAATATTGCAAAAACCACCTCCAACTGCTGTATAAAGTTCACTTGCCGCGTTATCATCGCCACCTGCAACTGTAGAATAAAATGCACTTGCGCAGTTTTGCCTACCTCCTCCAATAGTAGAACCTAAAGAACTTGCTACATTTGTGTTACCACCACCAACAGTACCACAAGCTCCCGTAACACAGTTGGCAGTACCACCGCCAACAATACCGCAGTTACCTGTAATGCAGTTACTTTTACCACCGCCTACAAATGAATTTTCCCCAAGCGCTTCGTTGCCACATCCACCGGCAATAGTACTACATGTGCAGTTAGCACAGTTATTACAGCCACCAGTAATAGAAGAACCAGCACCAACAGTAATACCGGCTCCGGCTGCAACAACAAGACTACCGCTAGCACTTAGGTTACCTTTTATGGATTGATCTTTTTGAAAGAAGCTATTAGCTAGTGGCGTTGCTAGCGGTTTATCTTGTGCTGTACCGTACTTTGCTCCAGAG